CTCCGCCAGCACAGATCATGACGATCCCACTTACCATCTCACAGCGAAACAACGAAAACACGATACGAAGAATTGCTGACAACAACGCCCGCGGATCAATGCCTCGTTAAAAGAAAAACGCCACTCAAACGAGTGGCGTTTTTTGGATAGAGTAGCCTCTAACTAAGGGTTCGGATTAATCTTCATCGGCAAGATCCTCGAAGTAGGACTTTGCGTTCGTGGTATCGTCGGCGTCGTCGTCGGCACCAACCGTGACTTTCGCTTCGGCGGCGTCGGAGCCGCTGTCGTCACCACTGTCATCGCTACTAACTGGACTTGATCCTCGACCGCGTGGGGTTGAAGGACCAGCATCGTCAGTAGTTTCCTCCGCATGTTCTGCGGCAGATGGACGTGACTTCCCAGTGGTCGAGAGAACCGAATCAAGACGCTTCTTCAAGTCCTCAAACTTCTTGAATTCGCTCGGTGCAACAAACTGTTGCAGCGGGAACTGAGTCTCGTAAAGAGCCTCAAGGTCCTCGTCGTTACCGTCAAGCAATTGTGACGCTGCGGCAAACTCAGACTTATCGTAGTTGATATAGCCCTTGACCTTGCGAATCTTGATCTTGAAGTCAGCACCATCCCAGAAACAGAACGGGTTGACTGGACTCTCATCCTCGAATTCGGGGTTCATAGCTTCCATCAGCTTGTCCCAAATCTTCACCCCGTACTTGAACAAGAAAACCTTGCCTTCGTTCTCAGGATTCTTCGGGTCGCTGACGATGTACACATTCGAGATGTACTGGAGCCGACGCTTGCGGTTACGGGCAATGTCCTTGTTGGCATCAATGCCGCTGTTCCAAAGCTCGCTGTTCGCCTTGCAAAGGGGGCAATCGCCAGAGATGGTCGTCGGACAATTCTCGATGTACCACTGACCGGTCAGCGATTTGAACCCATGAGAAAAGACGCGAACCCAGGGAATGTCCTCTGCGGCGATTGCCGGGAGGAACCTGACGATTGCGAAACCGTTATCTGATTTGTCTCGTTGGGGCTTCCAAAATCGCTCGTCCTCGAACGAACCAGGCTTGTTCAGCTTCGCAGCTTCACCGGCCAGCTTTTCGGTGCCTTTGCGTCCTCGACGCTTCTTAAGATCACTGATAGACATATTTGTATCTCCTATTTCAGTGTGTGTTTGGTGTAAAACGTATTACGGTGTATACAGTTATTTAGGTTTTAGTGTGTTCTGAAATTACCGGCTGCAACAGGTGGGTAGTTCCCAGGTGTGTTGGGGAGCGGAGCATCTGTGGTCTGCCATTGTCCGTCACCAACTCCAAAGAGTTGAGCCCGAGCAGCGTACAAACGTTCATGCTGATTTTCGATCAGTGCGATTTGAGTATTGATTTCTACAATCGCATTTCGAAGGTTGTCCAAACCCGATGCCTTTGGATTGCGATCTGGTTTGGGTATTTCTAGTTGCTCAGGTAGATTGACTCCAAAGTCATTACCCAAAGTCTCAAGATTTGTACGCAGGTTGTTGAGACGCCCGATAATCATTTCAAGCTCCTCAGCGATCGGGGGCGCTATCGGTTCAATTGCGTTTCCAATTACCGACATTATCGAGTCACAGCTTCCCAACTACCGTTGCGGTTGCCGCGGTCACGAAAGATCCAAGTAGCACCTGTTACGGCGTCAACGAGGAACAATGCATCGGGTCGGTTGAATCGCGGACTTTGCAACTCAAGAAAACCGGAACTACCTTCGATGGCTGGAACGCGGAGGAACCAACTCAGCTTGGTGCTTGCGTTGTCGAGATCACCACGAAGCTCGTAAACAGTGCCGTTCGTGGTGTCGAGCAGTCCAACTCCCTCTTGAAACGCAACCACTTGGGCAGCAGAGAATACGGTAGTATGAAAAGCGGGAGACGTGCGTTCTGCGGGGGCTGCTAATGCCGAAGTGGCAATCAGAGTCAGACCAGCAAAGACCAACGTAGCGGTCAGCACCTTATATCGTTTGAGAAGTGTAATCATAGTATATGCTCCTAGCACTTATAGTATACAACAAATTCGTGTCAAGTCAAGTAGATTCTACAACATTTTCGGGTGGGAGTCCTTGGACAATATTGTAGTCCCATTCAGCGTCTTGTGGGTGGTCGATTGCGGCTGTACCATGATCGTTGATTACGATTCGAGGACTTGGACAATCGAACAAGATGTCATGGTACTTGAGTCCAATCTTCTCAAGTTCCTTGATGGTGTTTCCTTCACTGAAACGGCCGTTGTGGCTACCACCCGAAATCCTATTGCCTCGATACGTCGTTATCACGATACGATGACCTGCATCATACCATGCGTTGATGACCTTGACGGCGCTCTCGATAGGCTGCTCGTCTCGCCAACGAATGATCGTGCCGTCGATGTCGATAAAGAACGTGGCTAGTTTGTCGCTCATGTCAAGATTCCCCGGTCTACTAATTTCTGTCTTATGGTCGATCGGTGCTTACGTTTGCTGTCGTCTATCTGCGTCATGAACGGTCGGTACTTCTGGCACTTGCGTCTGTATGCTTCCCAAACATAGTCACCAGGCATTTGCTTGTCCCAACGCTGGAAGAAATGAAGCATGTTCTCCAGGATGATGAACGACTCAACGTTGATCTGTTCCCGCATGACCATTCGAAGCAATAGCGGATGTTGCTTGTCAGCATTGACGAACAAATCATTGAAGGTAAGTTCTTCGGTTTCAATTTCGTTCAAGATGGTTTCGCAATCGCACTGGAAAATATAATCCAAACTTTGAATGCGTCTGCACCAATCCAAATAGGTCTGCTCGGACTGGTCGCTCATCATTTCACCGACCCAAAGATCCGCATTCGTTGCTAGGTTTGCAACGAAGAAGTCCACCAACTCGAAAGAGTCACGACCACTGAAACGCTTCGCCAACCTCTCGAAGAAGTAGCGATCGCGTCGTCGTTGGTAACTTGATAGCTTGGCCCGTATGCGTCCTCCACTCTTAAAGAAATCATATGTCTCGGAGTGAAAGTGTGTTTTCAATGACACATACAGACGGTAAACGTCGTATCCGGTCAGCTTCATTACAATCCTCAGAGCGGCAAAGCGCCTGATCGTGGCAGAAGATGAATCGCCTGCCCTTCAACTTGAATCTTTTCTATGATGGGTTTCGACAACAGCTTAGCTGCCGATTCGGGTTCGAGGTTATGCTTCTCACACAAGTCTAGCACGGCTTGCATGTAACCCATTTCTTTATCCAGAACCATGTCCTCGACTTCTTTGCAGAAGCGGGCGCCGTTGGTGTTGACTAAGAAAGATACGGGCAGCATGTTCTTACTCATGATCTCTTACTGCACCTGCAACTATTTTGACAGTAAGGCAAATCTTCGGGGTTGCGTTCGGCACGTTGTCGGGCTAGACGCATCTCGTTCAGAGTGAACAAGTAGCAATCGGTAGCTTCATCTTCACCCATCATACGCAAGCGAACAGCAAAGTAAGTCCGATTGGCAGAACGATACCGACCAGTATTATCTACTAGCGTAACGTCTCCCGTTTCCGTCTGGAACAATCGTTTCAATAATCTAAACATCAGTCATCCTTCTGGCGGCACACCCGCACGAACGTAGTACACTTGGGTAGCTGCTTCAAGTATTTAGCACCAACGTAAGTGCAACACGAACGCAAGCCACCCAAAATTTCTAATAACGTATCCTTGACCGGTCCTCGATCAGGGACTTCAATTGTCTTGCCTTCAACAGCACGATAGGTTGCGACCCCGCCGTTGTGCTTGTCTTGTGCTTCACGGGAACTCATACCGTAGAATTGTCTACCGTTGATTGTTTGCGTGGCATCACCTTCGTCGTGACCTGCGAGCATACCACCGAGCATCACTAAGTCAGCACCCGCACCGAACGCTTTGGCAATGTCTCCTACTTCTTTGCAACCACCGTCAGACATAACGTAGCCGCCCATACCATGAGCTGCATCTGCACACTCGATAATCGCCGAGAGTTGTGGATAACCCACACCCGTCTTGCTGCGAGTTGTGCAAGCTGAACCCGAACCGATACCAACCTTTACAATGTCAGCGCCAGCGAAGATCAATGCTTCGGTCATCTCGGCTGTGACGACGTTACCTGCAACGATGATTGATTTCGAATATAGTGTGCGGTAAAATTTGACTCGTTCAACCAGCTTTTCCATGTAGCCGTTTGCAACGTCGATACAAAGTAGATGGGGAAAGTATTCAATGTGTGGAGGTCCAGGTAGAATCATTCGCACCATGCTAGTGACTTCTAGTAGCTTCTCGTAATCCTCTTCCTTCACACCAACCGTATAGAACAGATGGGCCCAGCGAGCATAATCCGCTTCGCCGGCGGGAACAAAAATGTCTGCCAGTTCCGCGACGGTGTGGTGTTTGTGTAGTGCCGTAGTCATATCAAACTTGGCTAGCTCAGTCGCCATGCGAAACGTACCAACACCATCCATGTTTGCTGCAACGATAGGCACACAAGACCATTGGTTGTGTGAGTGCCGCATCTTGAATGTTCGGGTTAGCTCGACCTCACTTCGACTCGTAAGCGTGGTTCGCTTCGGTCGGATGAGGACATCGCTGAAATCAAGTTTCAAATCTTGCTCGATTCGCATAACAAACTCCAAAGGAGGAAAGGGGCATGACAGGTTTCCCTGTCGTGCGCCTGTGTTCTGTTCAGAGGCTAATCATCTAGCCCGGCTTACCTGACGGATCAGGCAGCAAGACGGAGCGTGTTGGCGCCGTTTAAAAGTTTGCCACCGTTTTACGAGTCTGTGACAACTCGGCTGCCTCCAATCACTT